CTGTTCACCTATCTTCAAATAGATGTTAAAATACTCAGGTCCGTCAGTAAATGACGTGTCAAGGATGCTTTCATCTGACTCAATTTGTTCACGGTTCTCCAAAAGATAAACTACTGACCTCATCTTCAAATCATACGAGAAGTCATAAGCAAAATCCTTGATGTAGTGATACAAATCCATAGAGTACCTCGCCTCTGAATTGTAATCTCTAACATTGAAGAATCGTTGAATAACGATGTTGTCATTCAAGGTAATAAGAAACTCAAGTTTCATTACATCCGTTTCATTGTGTTTGTTTTCTTTCATACTCATTTGTTTTTTTTGTATACTTTTTTTTCTTTTCTGGTTAGTTTCATAAATGGTCTGATGAACTCAACCCAAGCATCATCAGCTTTTGGTAGAAATTTAAAGAACCCATCTTCCATCATCATTTTGATGAGATTCTTATACCCCCTACCATCGGGGTCTAAACTTTCACGATAATAGTCCTCAACAACTTCTTTACCTTCTTCATTTATTAAAGGGTTTGATAAATCAATAATTTTCTCATTAATATCAAAAAATTCCTGTCCATAAATTCCTGATTTTGTTTTACCTGACAAAAGATTCTTAAGGAGATTATTATCCTTATCCTCTTTTAATAGGTTCTCAGCCTTGGTTAAAATATCGTTAACTGATACTTCACTATCAAGTAGCTCAGGAAAATATTTAACTAAATTCTTCTCACCAAGATAATAGATACCCTCAATATTATCCGATTTATCACCTGATAAAATTTTATAAGTTTTAATGTTATAGTGGGGTATTTTAATATCGTGTAATTTCACCTTATCATTGAGTTTATAGAGATATTTCTCCATAGGTGAGTACACAGATACTTTGGGTGAAATAAGTTGCAAATAATCCTTGTCTGATGAAAAAATTGTTTTGATTTCATCTTCAGAAATTTGACAATAATATGCTATTAAATCATCAGATTCGTTACCTTCAACATGAACCTGTCTAACGAACATTTCTTCCAAGTATTGGCGAATTCGTGCTCGTTGTTGAATTTGTGATTCGTATTTTGATTCGTTTAAAGAATCCCTACGATTCATCTTGTAGTTGGGATAGAGTTTTTGTCTCACAAGAGCATTATTCTCTCCATCCCAAAATACTACAACTTTGTCATAATTATCTTCATTAATAAACCTTCTCAACGTGTTAACGAAGTGATATAAACCACCGATGTGTTTACCTTCATGAAAAAGGTCTCTAACACCGTGAAATCCTATTTTGAAGAGGTTATCTCCGTCAACCAATAATGTCTTTAACACTTGTTTAATCTTGAAGGTCCGACTGTTCTTTTTCTTCCTCTAGTTTGAAATCTCCACCGACTCCAATGACATCTTTCCAATACTCAGATTGTTCTGATTTGTATTGCTCAATAGACTTCTTTTCTTCCGCAGGGTCTTTACCCGCCAAAAATCCGTGAGGTGTAACCATAATTTTACCATCCTCGTATCCCAATCCATTAATGTGATTCTTCATTACTGATACCTTTGTTCGTGTAGCAAATTTAACCTTTCTTTTGTCTTTTACCGCAGAAATTTTTGTTGTACCAGCACCTTTTTGATTTCCAAACAAAAATACCAAAGAAGAGTTCAACCAAATTGCCTCACCACCTTTAGCCTTAATCTTTGGTTGTCCAAAAGGATTATCAGGTAATTCAACCCACGGTTGGTTAACAATAACCAAACTGTTCTCAAATTTTGAATCCGCTTTACGAGAACCTGAAATTCTTTGGTTAATACCCATACCAATCTTGTCAGCAAGAACTGCTGCGTTGTGTTGCTTACCACCTTTACCTTCGTAAGTCATCTTACAAGGTACAGAACCAACTGAATCCCATAAGAACAACATATCGTACTCCAATTCACCCTTCTCTTGAGCATCTAACAACTCATTAATGTAATCAGTGATTTGTTCAATATACTCAAAGTTATTGTTGAATAAAAAGAATCCGTCCCAATCCAATTCACCTGTTTCAGGGTCAACAACCTCTTCACAATCAAAACCCATAAGTTTTGCGTGCTCAAATGACCACTTCTGTTCGGTAATGATGAATACAGGAAGAATATTTTTCTTCTGAGCATCAACCGCAGTCTTAACAAGAGCTGTCGTCTTACCCGTGTCTGAGTGACCCAAAAACATATTTAAATGTCCAATTGCAGGACCAGGAACACCAACCGCATCCAAGAAGTCTTGACCTAAGTCAAAAAATCTTTGTGGTTTAAACTTTGCTGAGGTAGAAAACTTTTTCTTAATACTACCAAAATCTTTTTTCTTAATTGCCATAATTTCTTGCGTAAAATTCTTTCAAATTCACTAACTTATCAGATGAATTTGCCAATTGCTCAACAAATTTATCCATTTCTTCTAAATGTTGGGGATGTTCTCCAATACCAACAGGGTTTTCCATATAAACCATAAGTGTTGCTTCAGCTTCCGCAACTTCACTCTCATATTTTTTTATAAGAGCTTCAAACATTCTTTCTCTAATTTTCATATTTTTTGTATAAAAAATGGTGCAGACATCGCCTGCACCATTTTGATTGTTTTTTTAGAATGGTAATTCTTCGTCAGGGTCTACTCCCGCTTGTGGGTCAACAGGTGCTGATGTTTTACCTGTACCACCAAACTCAGCGGTCTCATCATCACCGTAGATGTATTTACCCAATTCAGCATCCCAACGTGGAACTTCACCACGAGCAATTGCTTCCAAGTACTCAATAGGTTTTTTAGAGTATACATCTTCCCAAGTCAACTCATCAGTCAACCAAGTTTCAGCAGTTGCCGAATCTTCATGTAGTGCACTTGGGTCATCATGCATAATAGTCTGAATACTTGTGTATTCTTTACCATTAGGTGCTTTTGATTTAACCAATTGGATAATCAAATCTCTACCTTTTTCAGCATCGGTAATGTCACCTTTTTGTCTCCAAATTGGAATAATCTTATCAAGGATACCATCGTTTTTGAAGTTGTGTTTAAATCTCCAAAACTTAACTCCTTCGTGTTCTTTATCTCGGTCAATAACCTTTACGATATAAAACTTACGTGAACGGTACTGACGAGCCAATTCTTTATCAGTTTCTTTACCTGTTGACATAAGTTCTTCATAAACTTCATTCAAAGGCGAACGCTCATTGTCATTCTTTCCTGGGTCATAGAATTTTTGCCATTTACCTGCAACTTGGATTTCGTGATACCAAACTTCTTTAAATGGTGAAGAACCATCTTTTGTTGGTAGGATACGAACTCTGCGTTGTCCTTGTGATTCTCCTTGTAAAAGGATACATGCAAAATACTTCTGCATTCTTTCCTCTTGACTCATGTAGGAATTACTGTCTACTGTTTTTGTGTTTTCTTCGTACTGTGCCAAAACGGCGTCTAATGAACTCATCATAATAATTGTCTTTTAAAAATGTTAATTGTCTATGTTTCAAATATAGTTAAGAAAATAAGTTTGTCAAATGGTATAAATGAAATTGGTCCCTGATTTCTCAGAGACCAATCTACTAAATATATGTGGTTTTTTCAAGTGTGGTTTACTCATTTTCGGGACTATAATCATCAAAAGTCCCTTTAATATCGCTGTCTTGGAAATTTTCAACTTCATCAGAAGTTAAAACATATTCATTTTTACCCGACTTTTCCATATCCATTTGTTTGTCTGTAAAAAAATCTGAAAGTTTTTGATGGAAAGGACCACTATCTAAAGTTCTTAACTCTAATTTTTCTTGTGGTGTCCTTTGTCTGTATTTTTCAATCTTATCCTCAATTGAATTAAGTCTTTGTGCAACATTATCCATTGCACTTAACTTATTTTGTAAATCATCTAATTGTTTAAATAATGTATCAAAATACTCTTCTTGTTTTTTCTCAATATTTTTTTGACTATCAACTAAATCAGTAATATCTAACTCTTCGGTACTACTACCTGTTTCTTCAGGAGCTGTTTCCATTTCACCACCCATATCAATAGGTTCAGCGGGAATATCAGCTACAGGTTCTTCAGGTGCCGGTGCTTCGGCATTTGCTAATGGGTCGGCAGGTGCGTCAGTAGTAGGAACATCAGGAATCTCTTGTTCCATAATGTACTTATTGATTTTGTTGTGTCTTGCTAATTCTCTTAGAACTCTTTCGTCAATTTTCATATTATTAACCATTTAAAAGTTGTTTAACACCACCTGGTGTTTCTACTTGTACTCTACGATTGACTTTTTTAGTGTTGTCGACTCTTTCAATCAATCCGTCTTTGGCTCTAACAACAAAACAATCACCAGTTTCCAAATCACACACTTCAGTGTAACCATTACCAGCATCTTTTGATGTATATTTGGTATCTTTACCTAAATAATTATCTAAAATATTTTTCAAACTCATAACTATGTTTTATTAATAAATATCAAGAATTTAAAGAAGTTTATATTTTTCTAATATATCATATACCTCAAGTGATTTATTAACCAATAAATCTAACACACTTCCATTACTTTTAACCCAATTTGATTGTTGTTCCGCATTTTGCCATCTTTGAATTGGCCAATATTTTAACCATACAATCGCCATTGAACTTGAAAAGTTCGCTTTATTATCCCATTTTAAATCAGACTCATTTACTTTACCACTAAATCTTGCGGAAATAAATTCAATACCTTTATCAAAATTTTCAAATACCGCATATGGTCTTGATATTTTTGATGCGTCTTGTAAACACACATATTGATTTGTAAATAAAGTTGATAGGTTTCCACCGTATTTTACCGTCTCATAATCTAAACCTCCCAATGGTACTCCACCAATATTATAATTAAATGATGTGAATTCAGTGTCTGTATGTCCATTAAGGAATATAGTATATAACACACAACCCCTAACTCTTCTGTCAGAAATAGTTCTGAGTTTATTCATTAAGTCTTGATAGTTTATCTTAGTTTCAACTGATTCAACACCATCGTAAGTTGAGTATTGTGA